AAGATTTAAAAACAAAGTTCGATAAGGCAAACAACCTAAGAGCTGACATGGAACGCAATCGATTGAACTTTGAAAAAGAACTGAGCTTCTATCACGATAACGATAATTGTCCAACATGTAAACAGGGGATTGATCATGATTTTAAAAATAATGTCGTGGAAGAAAAATCCAAACGGAAGCTGGAGATTGAGTCTGGACTACACGATATTGCAGAACAGATCAAAAGCTATCAAGAAAAGCTTGACGCCATCAGCAAAGTCGAGGACAGAATACAAGATAAAACATTCGAAATCTCTGAGATCAAGGCAGAAATTAGATCTGCTAAAGCGGCGCTTGGGACTCTTAAGCTCGAATTGGAGTCGGCGGAACGAGAAGTCGAAGAAGTCGACACCAGCAAACTTCAAAAACTTGAAGCCGAGCTTGAAAAAATCAAAGCGCATCGCGTTGAATTGTTGGAAGAAAGAGAGGTTCTTAGCATCGTAAGTACTATTCTGAAAGACGGTGGTATCAAAGCTCGAATCATTAGCCAATATATTCCGGTTATGAATAAGTTGATCAACAAGTATCTCGCAGCGTTTGATCTCTTCGTCGACTTTCAACTTGACGAGAACTTCAACGAAGTAATCAAGTCTCGATTCCGTGACAACTTCTCCTATGCTTCTTTTAGTGAAGGTGAAAAACTTCGTATTACACTATCGATCATGCTAGCGTGGCGTTCTGTCGCTAAGCTACGCAACAGTGTAAGTACTAACTTGCTCATACTCGATGAAACGCTCGATGGTGCTTTGGACAGCGTAGGTATCGAAAGCTTAATTGAAACGCTACATACACTGAACAGCGACGACAATATCTTCGTAATCTCTCACCGCGGTGATCAGTTCGCTGAGAAGTTCGATACTGCAATTCGATTTGATAAGGTGAAGAATTTTAGTGAGATTGCTGCATAAAGTGGTGTACATTAACACATCTTTGTGGTATAATATCTTCACAACATTGAACAGTAAGGTAAATTATGACTTCATTTTATACTTCCGTAGAACGCTACGGCAAGAATATTTTATGGCGAGGCTACGAGAACGGTAAGCGATTCTCGTATCGCGTTCCCTTTAGACCTACACTGTATCTTCACACACCAAAGAAAGGTGGTGAATTCGAATCTCTTATTGGTAACAAAACACTACATGCTCAAAAGTTCGGTGAGATGCGAGAAGCTAAGAACTTCATCGAAGAGTACAAGGGTGTACAAAACTTTGAAGTTTACGGTACGACTAACTTCATCACTCAGTTTATCCAAGAATACTATCCTGGCGAAATCCGTTTTGACATCAACGCAGTAAACATCGTATCATTCGACATCGAGGTCGATATCCGAGACGGTTACGCTGTTGTCGAGCAAGCAGACAAAGAAATCACTTCAATCGCCTATAAGTCTTCGAAGTCTTCCAAATACTATCTCCTCGGACGTAAAGACTATGATAAGACTAAGACGATCACTGGTATCGAGCCTGATGATATTGAGTTCATCAAGTTCGATACCGAAGTGCAGATGCTTCAAGCATTCATCAAGATCTGGTGTCACGATTATCCTGATATTGTGACAGGTTGGAACGTAGAATACTTCGATATTCAGTATATTGTGACACGTATCCTTCGACTTCTTGGTGAGGAAAGTGCTAAGCGTCTTTCTCCATGGAAGTCTATCAACAAGACAACTCGTGAGTTCTTCGGTAAAGTTCAATCAACTTATAAGATCTCGGGCATGACTGTCGTTGACTACATGGACGCGTTCAAGAAGTTCGGTTACAAGTACGGTCCTCAAGAATCTTATAAACTCGATCATATCGCTCATGTCGTTCTTGGTGAGAAGAAGTTGGACTACTCTGAGTACGGCAACCTTACTGCTTTGTATGACGAGAATCCACAACTCTATCTTGACTATAACTTGAAAGATACGCTCCTCATTCAAAAGATGGAAGACGAAACATCACTACTCGCATTGGTGATGACTGTCGCTTATGGTGGTGGTGTAAACTATTCTGATGCGTTCGGTACGGTGGGTATCTGGGAAAGCACGATCTATCGTCGACTCATGAAAGATAAAATCGTTCCTCCTATCAAGACGAGTCCTGGCCAACGAGCAGGTGAACTCGTCGGTGGTTATGTAAAAGACCCACAGCCTGGAATGTATCCTTGGGTCGTATCATTTGACTTGAACTCGCTGTATCCTCACCTGATGCTGCAATACAACATGTCACCAGAAACCTATCTTCCTAATGAGCGTGAAGTAGTTACTCAAGAAATGGTGTTGGGTGACGACTATCAAAATCAAAATAGTAAGATGTCTGTAGCGGCTAACGGTGTTTGTTTCAGTAATGAAAAACTTGGTATCATTCCAGAAATCATTGACGAGTACTACAACAATCGTTCTCAGATTAAGAAGCAAATGCTTGCAGCCGAACAACAATACGAGATCGAAAAAGATCCTGCTGAACGAGAAAAGTTAAAGCGAGAAATCAACCAGCTTCATAACTCGCAAATGTCGATTAAGATTGCCATGAACTCGCTTTATGGTGCTACTGCTAACATCTACTTCTTGTACTATATTAACGACATGGCCGAAGCGATCACTACTTCGGGTCAGCTCAGTATTCGATACGCACAAAAGTCCGTTAACGACTATCTGAATAAGATTCTCAAAACAAAAGACAAAGACTACATCGTCTACATCGACACCGATTCGATTTACGTAAACTTCGGTCCTCTAGTAAAAGAAGTATTCGGTACTACGGAAATTGATCGAGCTAAAGGCGAAGAGTTCCTCGATAAGATTTGTTCTGACAAGATCGAAAAGATTATCGAAAAAGGATACGAAGAACTCGCCTCGAAGATGGGCGCCTATCGTAATGCTATGGTCATGAAGCGAGAAAAGATTACTGATCGAGCGATCTTCATCGCTAAGAAGCGATATATTCTAAACGCACTCAACAGCGAGGGTGTACACTACGACACACCTAAGATTAGTGTAACTGGTCTCGAGTCTGTTCGTTCATCGACACCAGAAGTTTGTCGTGAAAAGATGAAAGATGTGTTTAAGGTGATCATAAACGAAGGTGAGGCAGAAACTCAAAAGTTCATCGCTGATTTTCGCAAAGAGTTTCGAAAGCTTCCCGCTGAAGATATCGCAAAGACGTCCGGCACAGACAATATAGATAAGTACAGGAACAAAACAACTCTTTATAAGAAAGGTTGTCCTATGCATGTTCGTGGTTGTATTCTATACAATCACTTCATCACCGAGAAAAAGCTCGACAAGAAATATGTCAAAGTTCAGTCGGGCGACAAGATTAAGTTCTTGTACTTGAAGATTCCTAATCCTCTTCGAGAAAATATGATCTCGTTCCCAGGTGTTCTTCCTAAAGAACTTGGCTTGAATGACTATATAGACTATGATACACAGTTTGAAAAGGTTTTCCTAAGTCCTATCGAACACATTCTCGAAGCTCTAGGCTGGACATCAGAAAAAATAAACACTATCGAGGACTTTTTTGCTTAACCTATTGACATTTACAAGTAACAATGATATAATGGAGATATTATGAAACTAATTAGACTCACAACTGGCGAAGAAATTATCGCTACAATCGAAGAAGACGCTTGTTCGATCACAGTCGAAGATCCGATTATCTTGTTGCCAGCAGGCGAAGGAAAGCTAGGAATGGCTGCATTTATTCCTTACGCTGATGGTAGTCCCATCACTATCGACAAACGTCATATCATGTTCATGACGAATCCTAATGATGACCTTCGCAGACAAGTATTAAAAATTGCCACAGGACTTGAAGTACCTACATCAAATTTATCAGTCCTTAGATAAGGAGCGAATAAAATGTTGACCAAAGCTGAAAAAGACGAAGTACTAACTATCTTCATGGAAGAATGTGCCGAAGCTACAGTTGAAGCATCGAAACTTATTCGGTTTGGTTCCGAGACTTTTGCTGATGTTCATAAGATGGAAGTCGAAGTCGGAGACTTGCTTTGCATGATCGACCTCTTAGACGAATATGGAATCGTGAATCTAAGAGAAGTAACACAACATCGCGAAGCAAAACGTGAAAAATTAAAGAAATGGAGTAACTTGAAAGTATGATTACAATTTATGGAAAACCCGCATGCGGTTATTGTAATATGGCGAAAGCGCTTTGCGAACAAAAAGGTGTGGAGTACTCTTACCTAACTTTAGGTGAAGACTATGACGCAGATGAGTTTGCAGAAAAATTTCCAACAGCAAGGACATTTCCTCAGATTGTTGTAGATGATCAGACTGTCGGCGGGTTCAATGAACTAAAGGAGCATTTTGACAATGTCTAAAGATTGGGTAGCCGACATTCGAAACATGCATGATCATTACGGTTTGACCGAAGTGTTCGAAGCATTTGATGATGAAAAGAAAAAATTGTTTCTCGAGTTTCGTGCTAACTTCTTGCAAGAAGAACTTGACGAACTCAAAGCAAACATGGACAATCCTGAAGAAGTCGTAGATGCTCTGATCGACCTCTGTGTTGTGGCCATTGGTACTCTCGACACTTATGGTGTTAATGCTCACAGGGCATGGGACGAAGTTCTGACTGCTAATATGAACAAGCAAGTAGGTATTAAGGAAGGTCGACCAAATCCACTTGGTTTGCCTGATCTCATGAAACCCGAAGGTTGGACTCCTCCTTCTCACGAAGGTAACCACGGGAGATTAACCAAACGAATTGTAACTGAATAACAATGCATAATGACAGCCTTTTCAATATCGCTCCTAAGTTGCCTACGGATTATAAAGATTACGGTGGGCAGGTGGATCGTTGGAATGACCCCGAAGAAACGTATTCTGATTGTTCTTCAGGCTGTATTTTTTATAAAAGACTTTTTAACAAAGACGGTGTACTCGATCCTGATTGGGGTATCTGCACAAACCCTTTATCGACTCGGTCAGGAATGCTTACTTTCGAACATCAAGCTGGCTACACCTGTTTTAAATCATAGGAGAAAAGTAAAATGAAAAAAGCAATGAAAGCGGCTTTGGTCGCTCACGCTATAGGGCATATCGAGAAACATCGCATGAACGTCGAAGTATATTTTGCCAATCCTGCGGGTATCGGTGAGCATTCTGACCTTATTGAGGCAGTTGAGAAAGAGCTTAAAGTGATCGCTGAATACCACGATCAGCTTGAAGTACTTGAAAAATACTTTTAAAAACAGTTGACATT